AATTAATGGTGATAATACTACTGCTAATGCAGTACCCGCACCCTTTAATATTTTTACTCATGGTAATAAATATGGCCAAAGTCTTTGTCCTTTATCACCGCTCTCACTTGTTCTTCTTTCCCTTCTTCATCTTGCTTCATCAATTTTTAATTGATCTTTTTGAATATCATGCATAGATCCGATGTTAGATGATATATTTCTTAAAGAATCTGTTTGAGAGAATTGAACCATCTGTACTTGTCTTTCAATTCTTGATCTTCTTCTTCTATCAACAAAATATCTATATATAGGTATAATAAAACTAGAAACAAATCCCTTTACTGTATCATAAAGTCCCATAACTAAATCCTTCATAGGCATTAATGGGCTAAAAGCAGAACTAAAAACTGATGTCATTCGACCAATACCTTGCGATACAGAACCTATAACAGCATCTTTCATGCCGACGATATTACTGTTCATATTTTTGTTGACAACCATAAGACCATCAACCAAATCACTCATAGGATTGACATATTTATCAGGGGCTAATTTAGTATCAGTAATTTTATTTAAATTAACAATATTTTTATTTAATTTTTCAATCTGTTTTTTATCTTTATCTTCATGGAGAACCCCTTTCATTTCTTTAAGAGTATTTACTAATAATTGACGATCTACTTCTTTTTGAGTTCCTTCTTTAATAGTTTGACGCAAATCTTTTAATTGTTTTTCATTCATACTCTTTTGAGAATCAAGTAATTCTTTGACTTGTTTAAGTATTCCCTGTTGTTTTCTTTCATCTAAATCTTGTCTTCTATCGGACATGATTATACACTCCTAAATAAAAAAATCTAAAGGTAGTTATCAATTAATTGATGTTCCCTTTAGATTCTTTAGAATCCGTTAGCCTTTTATTGCTAAGTGGGTATTATTGTGATTGTTGTTTGTATGCCGCCTCTTCTTTCTTTTTTTCTTCTAAATAAAAATTAATATATATTTGTCTTTCAAAATCGGGCAATTCATCTGTTTCTTGTGGACTCATACCACCATCACTTGATAATTTTCATTGTTCCCTTAATATACTTTCCATATTACAATCATTAGTGAAAAGTTTTATAAGGTAAAAAAATTGACTAAAGGGACTTCACTTACCTCCTTATGATCACAAAAACGACATTTCTTTTCTATTTTAAAATCAACGCCAAATTTATTATCTTCATATCATTTACTAATACTATTTATATTTTTAATAGTAAGACTATCAACAATAAATTTTTTATCTTCAAATGATAAATTATCTTCTTTACCATCCGGCGTTTCTACAGATTTTATTCCTTGTGCTAATATACTTAATTGAGATTCTGCTTCTTTTTCTGCTGGCTTTAAATTTCCCTCAATATTTTGAAAAGCTTCCTTTTCTTGACCTCTAGTTATATACCAAAGATTTATACTAACATTTTCCATTAATTCTACTTTTGTATCAATATCTTTGTTTAATTTAGCTACTAATAATTGATCCAAATCTATCACATGATAATTTTGGGACTGACAACTTGGACAATCTTCTTCAAATTCCAATGTTTCGCCCTTTGATTTTTTTCTTATTTCGGTTAGTAGAAAAAATCTATCTTGTAGATATAAATCATCTATATTAAATTCTTCATTCAGTACAGATGATTTTATCATTTCGTCTAGTATATTTTCTACTTCCTGATATTCTGTTACATTTTCATAAACTAAAAGTTTTTTTATTTCTTTTGTGGTTAATGGCTTAAAATTTATTGTTTCGCCATTTCCTGGCAATTTACAACTAAAATTATAAACATTAAAATGTTGTTTGAACCCTGACATATTTTATATTCTCCTTTTATAAACTATTTTTAATGAACTCCATCTACTTCATACCAATTAAATTGAAATGTTACATCAAATTGTACAGTATCTTTATTGTCATATCCAAGTTCTATAGCTCCTACTGAACTTGGTCAAATTTGAAATAATGTATACGTTAATATAACACTTCCTTTAACATCTAATAATTCAAGTTGAGCTTCTCCAAAATATTCATCTGGATGACCCTGAATATTATCAGCTAAATTATGTGCTTTCTTTTGCCATGTAAGCATATTTTTTCTTAAATCACTCTTTTCGTCCATATTAAAAGAACATGTTCATTCAGGAATAGTATGTGTTGAAGCAAACTTATAAACTTGTCCTTGTCATGGAACTTCAATAGCATCAATAGTCCCTTCGGGCAATGAAGAACTTCTTACTAAATAAGATGTTTTTGTTTTATCAAGGCCCCCATGATCTTCTGTGAATTTTATATAGAATAAATATGCTCTCGCATAGGATTCTGTATTACTTTTTATATCATTTACATGAAATTGTGGCATATTCTAACCTCCCTATTATTTTTTATTATTTATATTTTTATACTGAACCAACTAATTCTTCCATACTAACGCCAGTTCTTGTAGCAATTAATCTTACATGAATAAATTCTGCTACTCTAGTTGGCTGAATATATATATCTAATCATAATTCATTACGATCAATTCTTTCTGGTGTATTGTTTCTTTCATCACAAACTACTAAAAAGTCATAAACGCCACGTCTACTTTTAATATCTGCCATATATGGACGAATCATGCTTACAATCTGTGCTCTTGTAAATTCATCGTTCATTTCAAATAAAAACCATTTCATTGATGTTGCGACTGCTTTAGCAATTACTAAGAATAATCTTCTTACATTTACCCTATTAAAAGCACTTGCCTTATTTAATAAAGTTTTTTGACCTCATACTACTTTACCCATACCAGAAAAACTTACAATTGGATTTAGACCATTCATGTAAAGTAAATCTCTTTCACCCTCTGCTGGGTTTCATGCAAGTTTTCTAACTCCTGTAAGAATTGCTCTATTAAGACCAGCAGGAGCCCACCATGCATCTCTAATATCATCTGTATGTGCATAAATTCCTGCCATATAGCCTGATGAAGGAACTCATACATATTCTTTTAAATATCTATCATAAACATTTAATCAGTTAGCATATGCAGCTACATAGCTTGAATTTTGATTAAATGTATCAGAACCGCCCCAATCTTCACTACCACGCCTTCATGCTACTAAATCAGTTGCCTCATGTCCTTTGTTATTTCTAACTGCTGTATATGGAACATCTACAATAGCAACAGAATCACCACGAATTGTTTGTGCTAGTGTCACTAGTCTTCTTTTAACCGTTTCAGATTTACCACTATCAATAAATAAATTGACATCAATTTCTTCTGGGTTTTTATAAAGATCATAACCTTCTATGATAGAAGCATCCGAAGGCGTTCCATCCTCTTCATCATAATCAGCTCCGCCCCCAAATTCCTCTGGTTCTTCAGTTACTCAGCTGCTAGGAACTGTTTCTAAATTTTTTTGATTCTCATTAACAGCAATTCTAATATATTGAGAATTTTGATTTATAGATGATTCTATAAATTTAGGCCTTCCTTGATCATCTAATTTTTCCTCATCAAGAGATACATTATGAATTTCTACAACCTGAAATTGTCTTGAGCCCTGTTCTTTAGATTCAACAATTACCAGTAAATCATCATCATCTTCAATTGGACTATCTATTGCGTTTGCAAAAAACTCAATTGTAGTTCCACTAGGAGCATTTGTTTGGGTGTCTTTATCCATAATAGAAACTCTTGTTCTGTTTCCATGATATCCTCTTGAATATGATAGTATTCAAAAATCATCTCCTGCATCGGATATCATATTAGGGATTGGCTCAGATTCAGCATCGGCGATTTCATCAGGGTTTGTAACACTTCCTAATTGAGTTTCGGTATTAAGTTCTAATGCTTCTTGACCCCCTTCTTCGCCAAATTTTTTATATTCCATTCCGTCATTAATAATACCAGCAAATTTGGCCCCATCAGGCATTACTCTTGTACAATATAACATAGACCCAAATTTTAAAAATCCTAATGCATTATTAAAATCTTCATAATATTCAGATCTTTTTATATAATTTCCATCTGTATCATACATTTTCTTTTTGGAATATCCAAACATTTGTTCTAATTGTCCCGGCGTAGTAATTAATTGTTGTGTCATTTCGGGACCTTTCCATGTATTTCTTAGTACCAAAACACCTATGCTTGTAGCAACAGCAGGTATCATGGTAGTCAAATCAACTTCTGTAACTTTGACTTTTGGACTTAAAAACGTCATATTTTTCTTCCTCCTTAAATTATTTCTCTATTACTATTTATAAATTTATTCAAAAATTTCTATTTGTTCTATTACTATTTATAAATTTATTCAAAAATTTCTATTTGTTCTATTACTATTTATAAATTTATTCAAAAATTTCTATTTATTCTATTTATAAATTTATTCAAAAATTTCTATTTATTCTATTTATAAATTTTGAATAAATTTATACTTTCATAAAATAAGTATACGCAAATACTACATTTCCAATAATATGTTCCGCATCATTTTGATAATCAAGCTCTACTTCACTTAATTCAGTTGGTCATATATTTATAAATTTAAACTCTATGATAGGATTTTGATAATTATCCAATATAGTTAATATTCCCTCGCTCATATAATCAAATCCCTGTGCCCCAAATTTATCTATGCCATTATTTATACCTGTTAACCAATTATATAATAATAAATAACTTTTTCATTTTTCATCTACAATAAACGAAGTTGACCAAGAACCGAATTCAATACCCCCAGCTGCTATTGGAAAATCTTGGCCCATAAAAGGCATATTATTCGTATTTAAAGTAAGTGATGGCAATAAAGTTCCTTGAATAAATATAGTAAATTGTTTTTGATCACTAACTTCACTAACAAAAGGAAGTAATGGAAAATGTAATTTGTATAAACTTTGTGTCGATTTATTCATTAAATTGTCATCTGTTTGTGCCATTATTCTTCAAATACCTCATAATCATATAATATTTTGCTTTCTTCATCGATAAATCCTTTATAAACATCCGTTCTTACAGAATATTCATCTCCCG